TCATCTTCATCTTCATCTGAGAAATCTTCGTCGTCATCTTCATCTTCAACAACAAAACCTTTTAAATTACCATTTTCATCACCATCTGATAAATCATCATCTTCTTCTTCCTCGTCTTCATCATCTTCTTCATCATCTGTACAAAAATCTTCGTCATCGCTTTTGAGTAAATCTACGTCAGAATTATATTCGTCTTCTCTAAAATCATCCTCTACATCTTCTTTTAATTCTAAGCGTTGAGGCTTTTTTGAAATTCTTCCTGATCGAGTTCTAACACCGTTTGACATTATAGATTAATAGTAGACAATTCTTTTAAGTATTTTACTCATTTACTCCTTTAATTGATTAATTTCTTCTCTAATGTGTAATTCATTAAAGTGTACTACAATTTTAACGGATAAATCATGTAATTTATCCTGAATATCTGTGTCTCCTGATACGACATTAAGTCCTATTTCTTCTAAATTGTTAATCGCACGAGTTAGTAACTTTTTTGATACTTCAACATGACTTCTGTATTCTAAAGCCATGTTTATGTTTGCGATAAATTCTTTATAAACTGTTGGATTTATTCCTGAGTATTTATGGGTTTCTTTTATTATATTTTGTATATCGGTTGTATTTGTTTCTTTTTTGAGTAGAGTAGATATTGTGTAAATTACAAGTGCCAATAGTAAAAGAGCTATCATTCTATAATTTAGTTGCTATTTTATCTGTGAGTAAATGTTTACGACAATCACATTTACACTTTTGTTCTAATACCTTTTTTACTATTTCAAAATTCACGTTAATTTCTTTACATTCTGGACACGTGTAGTTGGTATGTATTAAATATTTTTTTATACCCTTTTTCTTATCAATTTTTTCTATTTTACATTCTGTCTGTAATTCGAATATATTTTTTAAAATAAACTTGTTTAGTAGCGTTTTAATATCATTTTCACTTATTTTTGTGTTGGTATCAACTTGTTTAGGTAATTTCTGTATATACTTTTCTATTTTACCTTCTTTGTAAAGTGCCTTTTTGATTTTTGGTGATAATTGATGTCTTTTCCCTGTAAAATCTTTACAAAACCCAAAATGTCTCATTGTATCCGTAGTTGAAAAGCATTTTTGTGCTATAGTATCTCCTAATATATGAAACCATACGTGATTAGAATTATGATTACATTTTTTATTTTCACAATAAAATGAATTTGTTGAAACAAGAAACTGGTTTTTATTTTCATAAATTTTTGTTATTCTTGATAAATTTTGACCTTCTAAATTTTTTCTTACAAATTCTTCTATAAGACTAATAGCTTCCTGATCTTTGAACTCGTTTTTTATTTCGGTTGTTGTAAAATCTCCTTCTTGTTTTTTTACACTTCCTTCAATTATGACTGGATCATCTCTTTCTGTTCTTAATGTTGCCATTTGCATAATTTTAACATTTGCTATGTTTCCTTCTATTGCCTCTAACATACTAGAAGGTCCAAATCTGTATATAAAAATGGGTTTATATTCACTTTGTGTTTCTTTACCTGTGTGATTACATTTTACACAACCCTGACCCGAACACGCCTCGTGTTTACCTTTTTTGTGTGACCATGGCATACGAAACCCACTTCCTTTAGTTTTTCTTTCAGAACTACCGTATACAGATATATCAACTATATCACTCCAATCTTTCGACCCATATACCAAATTTAATGTGTTTATGACGTGTTGACGAATTGCTAATGCCGATGATCTATTAACAACGAAACCTGGCCAATTTATATGAACACCTGTTTTTATAAGGTGACCTACCGGTTTTGGTTCCGCTACGGAAATTAAGGCCTCTTTACTACCGAATTTCGAAACCTTATCGCATATAACTCTACACACACTTTCGAGATCAGAAAATGACATTTCATCTTCATCTTTATAGTCGAGATCTACAAAAAAGTTATAATTATCTGTTTTCTGTTCAACGACGAATATTTTTTCACCATTATTATATCCTTCTACGTACTTTTCGTAAAAATCATTCAATCTATCAAATGGCACGGAAAGGACACCACCGTCCATGAGCACATGTGATAAATTGGATCCATTTGAGAAACCCTGTTCTCTACACCATTGTTTAAACATGATGTATACTTACCAATTATTAGTTTTATTTTTTTATATTCATTAATCACTATCGTAATGGTGACGCCAAATTGACTTTCTAAATGAAACTTCTGGATACTGTTCCTGTTCTGATAAATTTTTTTTAAGTACTAAAAGTTCATAAACTTTATCTTCATTATGAAGTTCTGCATACCTTTCTGCCTTTTCACTTGTATATCCGTGTCTTTCAATAAGGAGTTCTTTTATCTGCGATAAAATATAAGCTTTAGACTTCATTATTTAATAGAAAAGGTTTTTCTATTCAAAGAAGTTACACACGCGTAAAACTCTGGATTATTGAGTACGTTTTTTACTATTCTATCCCACTGTTTCTTTGTGTTAAATTCAGTTAAAGTTTCAAAATTCATAAAATCATTTTCGTCAAATGTTCGTTTAATTGGTAATTTTTGTATTTTTTTCAAATTTGTTTTCATTTTTTCATCGTTAAATTTTTTAATGAGGTCACCCTGTTCCTGTTGTGTATAATTTACGAAAAATATGAACACGTTATATTCTAAATCGACCCCTGGGCTTTCTTTTACTATAAACTTAAAATCTGAATATTCACCCTTTTTAAGTGAAACTACTCCCCTGGTTTCTTCTTCGAGCTCTCTTAAAGCACATCGTATGGGATTTGGTATTTCTCTGCGTCTACACCCTCCTGTCACGAAAATCCAATCTTTGAATCTTCGATCTCGAACAGTTAGAAACTTTGGTTTAGAACCCGTAAATGTTACGGGAATAGCAATGGCTTTATATTTCTTCATTGCGCATTTGCAAGTTATAATTTAGCGAGATGATTATTCTGAAGATTCTTCTTCGCTATCTTGATTTTCATCAATTTCTTTAGCTACTTGGGTTTCATTTTCTGTTGTTTTTTTAGTTGGGATTTGACACTGAGATTTTTCTGGTCTGGGAAATGCTGGTCTGGATAAAAATGAAGCTAATTTTCCATTAAACCCCTTAACATTTTCCATTTCTTCTTTAGTTGTTTTGAGTTCTTTATACATGTACAAAGTTAATGCTATGCATAACAAAACACCGATTGCTGTAACGGTTTCACGATCAAAAGTAAACATTATATATTAATTTTTACAATCATGTTTTTAAGTATGTATAATCGCACCCATGTGAGAACCTTTTTCTTTGGGACACTCGTACCCTTGTTGAGCAAATTGAATCTCCTGGAAATGACCTTCTTTACACTCCGCGTTTTGAGTGGGTTTTTGTTGTTTCTGGTCGACGAGATGATTCAAAGTTCCGGACTTAGGATCGTATGTAATAATAAAAATAAAAGCTAGTAAAAAAACTAATTGCCAGAACATTTATAATAAGTGGCTAAATTAAATTAGTTCGAGTACATCAAACCACCCATACCGTTTTCAATGCGGAGGATATTGTAGTTAACACCGTAGACATCGTTTTCAAACGTATCGCCTTCAACAACGAGTCTCGCAGAATCGAGTCTACTGAAGTTGAGCGACCCAGTTGGTTGGAGCTTGGACGTATCGAGACAGAATGGAACCAAGATAACATCGTTACTTATCGTGGCATTTTGCGTGTGGTAGTAAACTGGTGTGTGTGTAAAGTGTGGTCTGACAGATTTGGCATCAGTAACGTCCGTACCGTTAATTTGCAATTTCATCTTAGCTTCCGTGAGTGCACCAGTTATATTTTTGGCGACCAAATACTTCACTGGGTGATTGAAACTAAGTTCTTGTGTTCCCGATTTCGATTTAACAGCTTTTTGTGTTTGTGTAACAAGCATGTTTTGTGGTGTATTGGACAAGGACGTGCGTTCATCCGTATCGAGGTGGATGAATTGAGCGTAGACTTCCATATCTTCAACAGCAAGTGTTCCCCATGTAATTCTCAATTCAACATCGTGGTACTGAAGGGCGACCAATGGGAGCGCGGATTGGGCGTTTTCACAAAACGAAAACCTGAGTGGTACGAAATAATCTGTAGCTGCTTTGTAGGCTTGTCTCGAGTTGGTTTGATTCATCACAACTGGCGCAAGATCGGTCATAAATTCAGATTCTTGCGTGTCGATGACTTGACCACCGATTAAAAGTTCAACTTTACTGACATAACCTGCTAAGTCATTTGTTTCATTTGCTCTACTCGCAACGTAGACGTATCCGAGCATATCACCTTTACGCTCGAACCTAACGGTGGACATACCACCAGTAACGGGGTTGCCCTGAACAACTTGTCTTTCGACAGTTTGGGCAAAG